AATCTTGAACTTTTTCTTTGATATTTTTTTGTTTACAAGACACTTGGTGAACGTTCAAATTATAATTACTTGAACATATTTTATTACAATATTTACACTTAAAATCAAAATTTTTTATACCCTGTTTTTTAAGGCAATATTTAGCTGTTTTTTTATGCTGTCTTAATGAAGACACAGTTGCTAACTTATTTCCGCAAAATTCACATAAAATCATTTCTTAACTTTAAACAAGACATCTTTAAGTCGTTTCTGAAATTTTCAGGAATTATTCAGCTAATTTTCATGTTGTTAAAGTCGATATCTTTTAATAAAACAAAAATAAAAACTTATTCAACAACACTACCTGAACACACATGCTTTACAAAATCATGATAAAATTCTGTTTTAACCCCCGTAGACCCATTCTTCACATCAGAATTAGTATTAAATAACTTAGCTACTTCCTCAAACATAGCAGAATCCATATCAGGAGTATTTAGAGAATGGACCAATTCACTACTCTTATCTTTAATACTATCAAAAAACATAGGTGCTAATTTCATCATTTCAGGATCAGTAACAACGTTACCAGCAATATCCTTAAACTTTATTTTACGTCTAGAATAATCTACACATGCTACCCGGTCTTTTAACGGATACTCAAGAGCATACTCGGCATACCCAGAAGCACCCTTTTGAACATGTTCAAGAGTTAAATTTGGAGCTTTGTCAACAAGATATTCCCGCGTTAGTGGCTCCATCTTTTTAATAAAATTATTAATCTGAGTCTTATTCATGTTGTTGGTGGTCATTGTCGGACGCTGAACAGCCTTAATAGCGATGTTTTCAAGCTTATCCTGAAGCTCGCGGATCTGCTTCTCATAATGTTCTTTTTGGTCTTGAATTTTTTGTTCTAAAATTTGAATTTTTTGTTCATATATATCTGACAATAATTTCTTACAAGATTCTTTATGTAAAATTAAAGCATATTTTGAAGTATAATTTTTATTACATCCGATACAGGAAAAACTTTTCAATATTTTTTCACCTTCTCGTTTTTCTATGCAATATTTAGCATATTTTATATGCTTATTCAAATTTGATTTAGTCTTAAATTTATTTTTACAATGTTTACACTCCATTTTATTTATAATAATAACTCTTTAAAGCAAATTCCAAGGTCTTTATGGAATAAGGTGGAATAACATAGAATACGTTGAAATAGTATAGAATTTTTACATGATGTTTTAAACTATTACAGGCTAAAATTTTTATTTTACATCTCAACACACAAAAGTTGTGTGTTGAGATTTTTTATAGTGCTCAGGAATCTGAAGAATTTACAAAAATAATCTCCTCCTCCGGATTTGCAGATCCGCAAAAATATTCTGGGATTCAGATTCTTATGAAAATATTAAAACCAAAAAATATTTAGAATCTAAACTTTGTAAAAAATCCATCTCCTTCGGATCTCCTCCTAATAAAATAAAAGTTTATTACTTTTATTTTGATACAAACGAAACACACTCCTTGATGGTGTCCACAAATAATGAAACTTCCTTATCTGCCGGAAGAACAAAGCGTTCTCGGTTGGCTTGCTCACTATATGCCCTGAGCTTGTTAAATACCATTGTTTCAACAACACCCATATTATCTCCATCTCCGCATCCTTGATAATACACTATTTGGTGCTCGTCGGATTTATTGTAGGTTGAAAGTCTATTGGTAAGATTAGTTGCTTTACCTAGTATATACCAACGTTCTTTCTTCATTAGTTTGGTGGTTAGGATGTATACCTAGTATAGGCTGATTTTTTCATTTTACAACCGCTACACAGAAATTGTGAGATTTTATATAGTGCACAAGAAGAATTCGCAAATATCTTTACAAAGTATCTCCTCCGGATCCGCAAAGTAAAAGCACTAAACTTTTACTTTATAAACAACATATTCTTCTGGTTGATCAACCTAGATTACGAGCCCTTTTTTCGTAATCTTTAGCATATCTCTAATTTGCTGAGTAATACTTTCAGTGGTTTGAAACTTATTCCAATCAAGTCTCAAAACTGGAATTCTTGGTTGGATATCAACAAGCTATTCTTCATAACCAGCTTTCAATTTTCTTAAATATTCTATAGGCATATTAATTTCGCACCCCCTAGAACGTTGTTTAATGCGTTCCAGAGCTATTTCAGGTTCTACATCAAGGTATACTATCAAGTCTGGACGATGTAGGAAGTTTGACATGTTATGATAGAGACCGCAGTAGGTTTTAAAGTCCAATTCGGACATATCTCCTGATTCGTAGAGCATTTTTGCAAAAATAACATCTTCATATATGGTTCTATCTTGCACAGTATTGTTACCAGACCAGACCATTTGTTGGTGTTGCGAGAATCTGTGATTTAACAGATGTACTTGCATTGGAAAAGCATACTTTTTAATATCCTTATAAAACTTTTTAAGATATAAATTTGTCTCTACAGGTTCGTATAAAGCATCAGCTTTAAATTCTTTGCATAGTGATTTTGTTAACGTCGACTTTCCGACACCAATTATACCACTAACACCGATCAAAACGTTGTTAGAACCAAATACTTGAGAGTAAGTTTTTTGTGACATTTTTCTTTCTTTTTTCCGAGAACACAAAAATCTTTCAATTTTATTTTACCAGTATCTTGCTGAAAACAAAGAAAAAGACGGGTATATCAATGGTACAAAATTATGTAAATCTGGTGGGAAAAAATTCAATTACTACAAAGTGTCAAAAAATATATTGAAATATTATCTTTAAAAATAGGTAACAATTGATGATCTAGTGAGAGGATGGGTCGGTGGGTAAAGCGACCTCACCGTAAGCCTATTGATATATAAACTTGATTTTTTTTGTTATATTTAGAGTGTAACAAAATAAGAATGTCAGTCTATTACGCAATGAAATGTAAGGCTTGTCAAGGACAAGACTTTACTCAAGAATATAATGATCTACTTATATGTAAAAAATGTGGTGAAAAAGATAATACAGAACCTCTGACAAACGGAATCCTTTTTGACATTGATATTAAAGTTAGTCCAATAACAAAGATCGAAAAGCAACATCGTGTTAGGACTCTAATCGGATCTCTTGAATATGGTATTCTCAAGAAGGCAAAGATTATTCCTAAAACAGTTATGTTCACTAAAGTTCCAAAGAAAGGCGGTGACTTTCCAAAACTTGCGAGAAAAGTAAGTCCTTCATGGCTTGGACTCTATATTGATTACTTTCTGCGTTTTGTGCTTGAAAGTGGATCATTCTCTCCAGAATATCTATCTCGGGCTTACCATCAGCTTGGTCAAGATCAGGGCGGTAAAGTCGACGAAGACGACATTTTCAAAGAAGTGAGTTACTTTGAAGATGTCGCAGCGTTCGCGCTATCATCTCTCCCAGAAGGCAAAGTACAATCTGAACCTGAATGGTCCAGTGGAAAAGTTCAGGGTCATCCTGACATAGTGATTGGCGACACTGTTTACGATATCAAAATGTCTGGACGTTTCGGTGCTATGCGCATTGATACTATCTTCCAGCTACTCAGCTACTACGCTCTGGCACAAGCCAACAAATTACCGATTACACATATCGGTCTCATTCTTCCGGCTCAAAAAATGGTTCTACGTGTTGATCTCTCCAATTGGGACAGCACGGAGTTTATGAAACTCTTGAACAAAAAAGCTGAAAAGAGGGATAAAAATGTTTCTATTGACACACCATTATTAATGGAGTTCATGATGATGCAAAAATATATCGGTAGTCATGTTAAACGACTAAAAACTCTATTCAAAACTGTCCAACAATCGCCAGGGCAGCCAATCCAAATATTTCTGGGCAGTCGGTTGCGTGCTCCTCACAAGTTCACAGACATTGACCTTGCTAAAACACTTCAATACATTACTGACAAAAAGATGAAAGTGTTTATTCACTCACCCTACACTCTCAACTTGTCTCGTGAAACCACCGATGACTTTATTGTCGCAACTCTCGAGAAACACTTCCAAACAGCCCATGCATTTGGAAGTAGTGGGATAGTGATTCATTTGGGAAACCAAGCTGAAATGGACTATGATGAAGCTTACGACAACATGTGCAGTAATGTTATTCGTTCTGCTGTATTTGCTTCTCCTGGGTGCCCACTTCTACTTGAAACAGATAGTGGTGGGTCAATCTTAGATAACCCAACCGACTTGGCAAGTTTTTACCTCGACTTGCCTGATGAGACAAAGAAGAATGTTGCTATTTGTTTGGATACTTGCCACGTGTTTGCGGCAAATTATGACAACTACCAAACTCTTATTATGTTCCAAAGTCGCGGAGTTCCTGTTAAAGAAATTCACTACAATGATTCTAAATACGCCAAAGGTACAAAGAAAGACCGGCATGCATGTATTGGTAAAGGCTTAATAGGATTAAAACCTCTTGTCGCAGTAGCTAAATATGCTATAGCGAATAATATTCCTCTTGTACGAGAATAAACTCCTTCTTCTCTTAATCCCAATATTCTGGACAACCCAACTTCTCTCCGCCCGAATATTAAAAATAAAAGTTATTAAACTTTTATTTTGTTACAAAAATGACATTTTCATTGGTCGCTTTACCAGTCAAATAACATTTGAGTATTTCCGATATGATAATTGGTTAATATCTCTACCTATTCGGGTTCGTAGAATTTTCTGAATAAACAATGGGGGATTTAGTATACCATCTTATTATTATATTTAATGGTTGTCATGTCACTGATTTCTTTCAGAAAGATGGTTACTCGCTATCACTATAAGATTCTGTTTCATTACCGCACAATGTTTCTAAATAATTTTTAACTTGTTGCCATTCATTATCCGACCAGTTAACTTTGGTGTTTGGTGTTACACGACCACACAAATCAATGGGTGTACATCCGCATGCATCCCTTGTAAATATAGATAAAGGATATCCTTCGTAAATTTCCTTTATAACATCAATTGAAGCGTGATCTCTAACAGCAAAATGTAAAGCTGTCATTCCAATGTTAACATTATTTGGATAGTATCCGGTTTTTATTTTGTTGGTGAATTTACCGCCATGGTGTCTGATTAAACGCATTAGCTTCCAATTTTGCCAAGTAACAGCTTTAAGAAGTTCTTTGTTAAGATGACGTTACATATTCTTAGTAATATTTGTATTATTTGTATTGTTCATTTCTCGTTTCTCGTTTAGTTGTGTCAAGGCATCAAAAATCATTTTAAAAATAACAACCAAATATAAAATGTCTCAACAACCTACTCGTATAATATATATATCCGAAAGCCCGATGACACTGAATCTCCGTGCTATAAAGAGATGTAGACCGTCCAGTATAAAAGGTAATCCTAAAAGTTCAAGAAATTTGTTCACACCAGAGCTCCCAGACCTATGTGAGAAATTTTCTAATACTGTAGTTGTGAACAAGAATTATCAAAGTATAAATATAATTTCGTGGTGAAATAATATATGTTTAGTACCCGGTCAGAGGATCTGTGTAATCAGTGTTAAAACGTTCATCGTGAAAATCCCAGTATTCTGGACAACCCAACTTCCATTTTTTGGAAATTACGGGAGCTTTCCAGTAAAATACACAGTCTTGCCACCTGTTAGTGCTAGTAGCACCATGGATGTACATACAGTGAAAATCTTCTGTCAATGCGTCCATTAGCTGGCAAAAGGTGTCAAAATCTGGTATAATTGAAGCATAGTTTTCATATAGCGATCTGCGGTTCTTGAGAAGAGGCTCACGTAGGATAAAGATACCGTCTACGTTGGTACGGATTACAGGTTTCACGTCCATGGCATACTGAAGGGACAGGATGTACAGCATGCCCCAGTGACGACCTTTTTTGTACATGGCTTGTTGGAGGGGTTTATTGAAAATTTTGGGATCATCTGTGCAATCATCAAGAATAATGACGGCCCATGGATTTGGAAGATGTGCTCGGGCGAGTTTTTGCCGTTTAATAAAACCTTTAATACTATCTTCATTATACTCGTTAAAAACGAAGATACTGGGTAACATTTCACGGTACGCGTGATTTGAGTCTTCAGAACCGCTCATGGCCATTCCGACTGGGAAAATGTGTTTTTTAGAATGTAAAAGTGCTTTGATAACGGTGGACTTACCTACACCGGGCTTTCCTACGACTAGTAATTTACAGCCACCATTGTAGTTTGGATCATTCATACGATCTGTGTGAGGGGGGATAATCTCTGGATCAAGTTCCTTGATTTCGATAATTGTCGGATTACTCATTTGGGTGTTATCAAAGTCTTGTTTAAATACTTTTTCTTACGCTAAAATAAATGCCTATTATACATAATTTCAAAGCTATCAGTGTTTGGAAAGCTTTTGCTCTTAATTCTATGGCTGCTACTTTAGTCATTTTCATTGCTATTACAGTGAAAGGAAAATTTGATAACTATGTGGATAAGGACAATAAACAGGTGATAAGACATACTACTTGGTCTAGTGTTATTTTCACACTATTTTTCACATTTCTTGCGTCGATGGCTGCGTACACAGCAATGTATTTTACATTTGGATTTGGTGGCGCGATGACTATAACAAGTTAAGTACCAGATCTCAATCAATAAACACATTTTTAAACTGTTCCATTACTTTTTCTGGAGAGTATTCACTATAACAATTCATATCTTTATCCTTGTAGTCTTTTGGATCAAATGTAGTTAGAATCTTGTAACACTCGTCGTCTGTTAAATACCACAACGCCTGTTCCTTGAGAATAGTCTTGTAATGATCATTCCAAACTTTTCCGTTAAAAGCAACAATGGGTTTGTTGTTGACACTAAACTCACCAATAGAGATCCCAAATGTTTCTCCGAGACTTTGTCCATGGATCATTGCATCGCACGTCATAATAAACCTATTTTTCTCATCCAGATCTACAATCTTATCCAAATGATGAACACGTGGATGTTCACAGAAGCGAGGAGTGTTAACAAAGACAAAGTGAACATGTGGAAAATCATGTACTGCGTGTGTGATAGCGGACTTTGCAATCTGGAGATCAAAAGTATCCTGCCCTCCGTGCCTACCAAATACTACAGCATCTTCTGGGATACCCAGCTTTTTCCGCATATTGTCACATGTACGAGAAGGTTTGAGACCTATCATATGATGTACGAATTCTGTCTTACCAAACTTCTTTGCTAATGTGTCGCTAACTGCGGCATAAACATCCCCATGTGGTTCTGAGAGATCAAATACGCAATGTACTACAGTTTTTACTTTTTTAGATACAATTGTATCTTTCTTTCCATATTTGATTGTGTATAAAATATTACAATCTTCAATAAGTGTTTCTAGCTCCTTTATAGAAGAGTAGTAGAGAACTTTGAATCGTTTAGCGAACTTATATACAGCAATACTTTGGTGTTCTGCAACTTTTGGTGTTATAATAACGCTACGGTTTCCTAGCAATGTCTCGTTGTAATGAGCGTAGTCATAGAGTGATACGCAAGAGCCACGTACGTCTATTTGGGGTGTGTGAAACGCAATCTTCATTTCTATTTAGAAATTAAGACTTTAAGTAATTAGTCCAACTGGGCTACTGAAGCAGAAAGTGACGAAAACTCTTCATTTTCTCCTTCTGACGAATCAGAATTGAAATCTGAATCGGAAACGTAAACTAAAGGTGGTGGTTTGTCATCACTGTTGGAAATGTGTTCGTTGTCAGCTTGTCGTTCGTGCTCTACGAACAATTCGCGTGCTATCTTAATTACCTCAATACGGTCAGAGCAAATACCGGCACATTGTATCATCTTAAGTACACTAATATCGGGAAGAACCCATTCAGGCATGACAAAAATGCCACGAGTTGTGATAGGTTTTCCAGGGTAGGTCCAAATCAATCCTCCGTTTGTGAGAACGTAAGAGTCACGTTTATGGTAAAAACAGTGGGCACCCTCGTGTAAAAGGACCTCTAGAGTTTCTGAGCTACGTGCATTGCAAATAACCTTGTGATTTTTCACAAATTCTGTAGTGACCGGATATTGCGGGTGGTCAGAACCTAATGCTAGGTGTGCATTACCAACGAGCCATACATCAACCATGACGTGGTATCCTTGATCCAAAGCAAGTTGAACATATTCGGGTGAGTTTTCACTTCTGGGATTCATCCCAGAAACATTACCTCTATGAGAAATTAGTAGAGACATTTATGATATCCTGACATGTTTTTAAGCATGTTTATGGTCCAAAAGTAGGAACTATGGGAGGGGCTGGAAAACTAGAACCGAATGCAAAATTAACAGTAGATGGGTCACGTTGTTTGGATATGATTAGTAAAACGGCAATAGCACATACCAACGCAAACGTGGCTGAATATGCAACTACTAACTGCCAAGAAATTGAAGCTTTCCCACTATTCTGGTCAACGATTTGCACCCAGCTAGGTTTAGCCAGATACAACATACCAATGAGGAGAAGGAAGGAAATTGCAAACGTTATAGTTGCCATTGAAATAGGGTCTTTCTTATCGAACATTTATAATAGGGGGGGATTATTTTTTTTGGTAAACTGCTCGTCGACACGAAGAGAAATAAAGGTGATAATAATGGTAAAAACTAGAGAGAAAACAGATGCATAGTAAATAGCTTTCCATCTGTTGAACTTTTTATTCTTAACCACAAAGGCTGGTTGTGTTGCACGTAAAATACCATAAACTACGATACCGGTCGCAAACGCAAGTATTATAGAACTTGAAACTGTACTTGGATCTAATCCCATTTTACTTTATAGTTTTATTAGATTATTAACCTTTTTTCGAACTTTTTACTACCATTGTCTGTTTCCGCGTTTTTTTATTACGGTTGCCATCACGGTAAAACTCTTCGAACATTATCCAAGGTTGTGTATACGAAAGACAAGGAAATATTGGAAAAAGAATTACCTAAAATTGGTGAGAATTGTGAAGTGGCGGAGGAGATATTGAAATTGTATAAAAAATTTTAACTTAATTGGTGGTAAGATTATTCAAAGGCGTCCAAGAGACGTAACATACATTCGTAGTCATCACCACACTTTTCACCAATCCACTTCCCGTTGGCAAAAAGTATGCCGACTGCCATAATCACTGTAATACAAATATTAAAATAAGTAGGTTTCATTTTTTATACTACTCTACATAATACGAATAAGTTCATTTTTATTTTGTTGAATCGTTAGTATTTCAAAATTTCCTTGTAGGATTTTAATCAACGCCAATATATATCCCTCATGATTATCATTGTTTAATTTTAACAAAGACATAGTTTTTCTAACTTTTTGACGAGAGCTCTTTGCCAACGGGAAGTGGATTGGTGAAAAGTGTGGTGACGACTACGAATGTATGTTACGCTTTTGAATAATTTTTCTATGCTTTATTGCATATAAAACACTTACTCATAGTCAGAGTCAGAGTCAGAGTCAGAGTAATTTTTCTTCTTCTCCATTAGTTCTTTTGACATAATGTACACAGAAATTTTACCAAGACTTCCTACACTAGAACGGAAAAGTAATGGTAAATTATCAGAACCAGGGAAAATCTGCATAGTAGTGCTAAGACCAGCTAGCTTGGTGATACGAGAGAGTTGATCTGTTGCAAATGTTGCTTCGTACACAGCACTTGGCTCGTCAGAGTCTTCATCGTCAGAATCATCATTCTCACCGAATGATACCTTTCTGGACAGAATTCCGTCAGCGTCCGCTAAGAACTCGATGTGGAAGTCTCGAGCAACTACTCGGATATTAGTACTGCCAATACTACTTAGGTCCTTGCACATCTTCTGGAATTCTGAGGATGGAACAATTACTGGTTTACCATAACCAACTGGAAGATCAGCGTCAACGTTCTGGATTTTTTGAATCTTGATGCCAGATGTTGTGATACGCGTGTTCTCCTTGGGTATAGTTTTAATTCCAAGCTCAGTAGGAGAATCAGAATTGATAAACAGTTGTAGCGAATCTTTCTTCTTAATTGACTTCAACATCTTGTGAAAATGGTGCAAATTAAGGCCAAGGCAAAACTTGGGGTCGTCAGACTTGAATCTATACAGTGAAAAGTTCTCTGCCATAAGGTTAAGATCAATTAGAGTCTTTCTCGGGTTATCAAACATCCGGAGAGTTATTCCTTTTTTTGATACCTCGAAACAACCAGTTTTGAGATTATTGGTAGCTAGTTCTGCAAGGACTTTAACTTGATAAGCCTCGCCAGTCTTACATTTGAATGATACAGGCATTTTCTAAATAAAATTTTTCATTTTAAACCGAGATAAATTATTTTTGAGAATACATATGATATGAATATCATATGTTATGTATTTAAAGATATCGGGTCATAAAACAAAATGGACAAACATTTCACCCTATTGAATATAAATTTTACACAACGTGCTATAGATAGCTACGTTGATGCAACCCAGATATGTCAATCACGTAAAAAACCATTCGCCAACTGGTTTCGAACTAAAAACACAAAAATGTTTTTAAAGCAGTTCCCCGACCCTATACGAAAAACAAACAGGCATTCGTGGATTAATACCGAATGTTTAGAACATTTATTGGATTGGGTACTACGTTCTGAGTATGACCTGGAATTATTGAATAACAAGCTTGCTGAGCCTTTTGAGAATAAAGCAAAAGAAATACCTCCTTCCACAAAAGTATGCAGCAAATGTTACGAAGAATTATCAGTTAGTAATTTCGGATGCAATAAAAATATGAAAGATGGGTATGATAGACGATGTAAAACTTGTTACAAAGTAGAAAGAACGCGTGACAGTGCTAAACATACAACAAGATCTCTAGAGTATTATCATGAGAATAAAGAAGCATGTAATAGTAAAAAGAAAGAATGGGCGCAGAAAAACAAAGATAAAGTAAATGCTGCCAACAAGAGATTCTACGAGAAGAAACAAGCCCAAAAACAAGAGGAAGAAAATAAAGAAGCTGAAAACCTAACCAACACTATCAAAAATTTAGGACAAATTGTTTTGTCTGGAAAGAATGATGAACCTTATCAAGTAGTGTGTAGAGAATCTGATGGTTATGTCGATGTTACTAACTTATGCAAAGCTGGTGGGAAAGAATTCGCAAAATGGCATAGATTAAAAAGAACAGGGAAATTTCTGTCTATATTGAATAATCATATCAAAGAAGGTGATGAAATCGACCTCGAAAAAGTGAATAGTAGCGTGGGAAGAAAAGTACCTACGAAATTAATTGATATTCACCAGGCAGGTAACGCAAAAGCTCAGGGTACATGGGTTCATCCTAAGGTGGCAATTAATATTGCTCAATGGATATCGCCAGAGTTTGATGTCCAGGTTTCCGCATGGGTTCACCAGTTGCTTGACGATACAGTTGAACTTAAAAATAAAGTGTTGAATCTTGCAAATAAATTACAGTTACAAAATAAATATCAACAATCTGAACTTGAGATTAAAGGTTATAATGTAAAAAGCAGGGAATCTGATGGGTATATTAACATCACTAATTTATGTAAAGCAGGAAAAAGAGTATTTAGTACTTGGATGCGTTCAAAGAAATCACAACAATTTCTTTCAGTTCTTTCATCCGTTGTGCAAATTTGCACAACGAAATTAATTGATATTCACCAGGCAGGTGATGCAAAAGCGCAGGGTACATGGGTACATCCCAGAGTGGCAATTAATATTGCTCAATGGATATCTCCAGAGTTTGATGTCCAGGTTTCTGAATGGGTTCACCAGTTGCTTGTTCTTGGCCAGGTTCGTCTAACGGATGAAGTGAGTGACAAGGAAGTAATCGGGGTGCAAACGTCTAAATTAAAGCACAACAGGCTTGTATCGGAAGGAAAGGATGAAGAAGCATTGGTGGTAGCAGAATTAATATCGGAAAAGATGAAGACTTTGGAAAGAAAGAATTTGCTTCTCTTGCAAGAGAATGATCGTCTTTCTAAGTATCTAGAGAAACGACGTCGTGTCCAGTACGACAAGAAGAAGGTGATTTATGTTGTGAAACACGATGAGTTCGAAAATTGTTATAAAGTTGGTATAGCAAATCATTTGACTTCTAGGATGTCTACATATAACACAGGGGCACCAGAAAACTACAAAGTTGTATATTATCAGTACACCATGTATAATGCTACGGTAGAGTTGATGATTCGGAAGAAATTTTTGGAAAGTTTGTATTGTCACAACAAAGAATGGTTTCAGCTGGACGAAGGACCAGAAATTTTAATAGACAATATTAAGAAAGCTATAGCTTTCTTTGATTAATATAAATTTTTATGTTAAAATTTTCCTGTCATAGATAAAATGAAGTATTTGAACAAACCCGTCGCATATCTTGAAGATAGCGATTTTGACTCTGCTGGTAACTTAACTAACTCGCAAATTCCTAAAGATATACCTGTTATAATCATGGCACAAACTACTTGGTGTCCTCATTGCACCAACGCAAAGCCCGCGTTTCAAGAATTCGCTAACAAGAACGAAGGAAAGGTGTTCTGCGTAACTATACAAGCTGATGGAGATCGACCAAGCGAAAAAGCTTTGGGTAAAAGGATGAAAACTATATATAAGGATTTCAGAGGATTTCCGGAGTATTTATACTACAAAGGTGGTAAACGTGTAGATAAAAAAATTAAGGGTCGTGGAGTAAATGATCTCCAGGATTTTGCAAGTCCGTAATGTAATAACTAACCGTTATTATATATGAAAATAAACTTTTTGAAATCTGTTCAATAACTTAAATAAGTCTTGCTAATAACAAAAATGGTGTTAATCAATGGAACTGATAAATTTATCGTTTATGATTTGGATACTTTGCAAAGTGTGTTAAATCGTCTTGCGGTAGAACTACGAACAATTCCCAAGTACCTGTATTTCCCTAAAGGAGTTCCTACTATTAAGCAGTTTCACGAAGAAGCAAACATAGATGTTGAGGATCTCTTAGAATTTATTTCCGGTGATACTGGTTACAGCTTTGTTCCTATCTTTGAAGCTTTGAAGGATAAGTTGGGACAACAAAAGCTTAATTTACGTGAGGATATTTTAATGCCTTATGTTGCATTTAACAAACAATTCAGAGAGACTCCAGATGATATGAGAGGTGTATTTATTCTAATGATGCAGTCAGAACTAGACGATAAAAAAATTTTTCCTGACAAACAAAATATTATTCACATTTGGGAAAACAGAGAGAAAACAGAGAGAAAACGGGATCTATCTATTAATAGTAATGATTCAATGGTGAAGAAGCAACTGGATATGTTTAAGCAGTTTGAGGATATTGACAACCCGATCCCCTATTCACCCTTTGAGTTAGAACTTGTTAACTTTGAGTTTGTTTTAGATATCGCACATCTTTCTATTATGGAGCTGTTTAATCAGTTACAACTTACCCCAGGCGTTCCTTTCGCCGGTATCAATAGCTATTTCAAAATCTTAAAGGATTTTGTTCCTCTCACCGATGACTGGGAGTTTTATTTGGAGGACAAAATTATTTTCAAAGTATTACAAAAGTCTAACTTAATATCTACTAAACCTACAGACTACACAGACGCAATTCTTTCCATTTTAGGAGAACCTGGTGAAGAGGTTGTAACTGTAAAAATGTCATTGCTGACATCAGGACAGTACTTGTCGCGTGCAGAACTTATTGATAGGTTTACAAGTATTATCAAAGGATGGAGTGATATTAAAGTAAAAAAGATAAAAGAAAGTAAAGTGAATGGAGTATTTTACTTTCCACTATCATCGATGAACAAATATGTTTTTTCGGATTTGGTAATGAATAATTCTCTCTTTTCTTCAATAATATCCATCGATGAGAGTGAAAAGGCCAGTAAAAAGAAAGAAAGCGTTTACATTCATTTCAACCACCCAAAGATAGGTCATGTTGCTGCCAATATTACCGAAAAGATTTCTGACAAAGGTGATCAAAACTTGCGTGGAAAAGATGTTAAAAAAGACTTTAAGTTTGGTACTAAATATATTCGTGTTAAAGTTAGTACAGCAGATAATTTGGCAGCTGTGAAGGGGTTTCAGGAAATGATGAGTAAACTGATGATAATTTACCATCAAGAATATCAACCTATTGTTAATTTTTATCGACAGTACATTCCAGATTTCGCAAAGATTTATGCAGCCCCTGCTAATAAACCTACACAAACGAGTAAACTAAAAGACATTGCCCCTGAGGTGTTTATAAAAGGATACCCCCCTAAATGTCCTCACCAACCTACTATCATTCGTGATGATGAGGTTAAGAAAGCAGAAAAAGAGGGAAAGGCTGTTATGAGGTATTCACAGGATGAAAAAGAGGGTTTCATACCTCGTAATTACATTTGTAACCATACGGAAGCAATATACCCAGGGTTGAGAAAGAATCCACTTGCTAATAGAAATAAGATCCCCTATTTACCCTGTTGTTATGTAAAGAACCACGCAGATAAAACGGGATCTATCTATCGGCATTACTATTATGGAGACGACTTGAAAATAAAAGGTGAAACAAAACAACAAGATCTGATTGTCACTAACAAGTTTGTTCCCAAAGATAATTATGGTACTCTTCCTGAGGATATTACGAAAATGTTTAATATTTTTAACTATCAGGATGGGTTTATGTATGTACGTAAAGGGGTGTTTAACACTAAAAGTAGCTTTTTGTATTGTGTGATGGAGGGTATGTACGTAGAAACAAATATTTTGTCTTATACCGATGAAAAAGACCGTGCAAACTATCTATACCAGGTTCGTGAGAAATTAGCGGTTGCAGCTCGAGCAGCAAGTGCTTCCCAGGAAATGTTCGATTTTACCACTGAAGAAATTATAGCTGCTACCAAAGATCCAGATGTTTATTTGAAACCATCGTTGTTTACAGCTCTCCTGGAAGAATTCTTCGATTGTAATATTTATGTTTTCAACCGGAATAATAATAATCGTAATGGCCAACTTATTCTTCCTAGACATCTCCAGGCTTATTATAAAACTAAGAGACGAAAAAAGTGTATCTTTATTTATGAGCATATGGGTAGTATATCTGATCACGCAACATATCCGCGTTGTGAATTGATAGTTAGATGGCGTACTATTGGGAAAGAAGAAAAAGATGTGTCATACTATTCTACATATGATTCGAAGATTGGTCAGGGAGTCCGCAAAGTTTTTAATCAAATGCGCAAAGCTTATGCTCTGAATGTAGAAATTGGAGAAACAGATTTTTCTATAAAACATCCGGAAGTAAAATTAATTGGGCAAGGTATCGACTCGTACGGAAAGTGTAGAATGATCCGTTTCAAATACAAAGGATACACAGGAACTCTTCTAACATCGCCTATCCAACCATTTGCAATTTCAAAAATTGACGGATGGGTAGCTACCAAGCTAAAACAAAATGTTGCTTTAAAATTTGCTAAACTACTTAACATCTCCATCTCTGGTCAAAGTATTGTTCGTGATGTTGTAAAAGAACTTTATGGAGTTTTAGGCAACGTTAGAATATCTATACCAGTTGAGGACGACAGCGTTCAGATAAATATTATCCCTTTTCTAGATAAAGGTATTAGTTATCCAGAAAAAGGTGATTCTATTATGAAAAATTATAACAAATACAAAAAATTGGCTCGTTATATTGTTGAATACACGTTATGGCTCTTCTCTCAGTATTTACATGCTAATTCAAAGCATGATATGGGTCTTGACTCCATATCAGCATTTCAAAAAGCCAATATCAAAATAGATCCTGATTTCAAGTACGGAAATGTTGGAAAGTTATTTGGCATGGATAGTGGAGTTATGAATGGTGGTAAACTAGTCGTCAAGTCAGAAGAAGCCCTGAAGAGATTGATGTACACTCTTAGAATATCTATCCGTAGACACAGACAAAAGATCATTAACTATCGCGATCGCCACGTAATCGAAAACTACTATGTTGATGTTACAGATTTTGATCAACATCATTTTCAGGTAATATTACATGGCGATGAATCTGTAAAGAAGTGGATAAATGAACAAAAGATTAAGTATTACCTCTATGATTCCGTTCAGGTAGAAAGACGTACACCATACTTTTTCCAGAATCCATTGGTAAGTGCTGGGCAGATCTATTTAGCCCAAAATACACACAACTTGCTTAAGGCAATTCGCATCTCTGAAATTTGGCAGCAATCTCGGTACAACCCTGGTGAGAATCCTGGTGAAAATCCTGACCCAGCAAACGCACAATTGTCAATAGAACTTTTTGCATATTCTAATCCAACGAATATTATCCCTCACAAGGTAGCAGGGGTGTCAACTCAATTGAATATAAAGATGTTGGGATATAAAATAGATGATAAGTCTTTCTTTACAGTTTTACTACAGCTCTAAAAAATGCACAGAAATAAATTTGATATTAAAGACAACGTCTCTAACATCAAAACAAATTATGCCTTCTAAAATTACAAAGAAACGTTATCAAAAGAAAGACCCCATTTCTCATGCTCTTGGGCGTCCAGATATGTACGTTGGTTCCAAACGTCTTCGTGAAATCACAGAATATGTCGCAGAACCAACTGACGATGGAACATTTAGAATATTTAAACATGAAATAGAAACTTCACCAGCTATTCTCCGAATCTTCGTTGAAGCGTTGTCCAATGCTATTGATAATGTAACGAGAAGTCGAAAAACTAAGACACCTTGTACCAAAATCATGATTTCTCTTAATAAGAAAACAGGTAAAACATCAATCTGGAATGATGGTTGTGTAGTACCAATTGAATGGGATAAAGATGAAGAGTGTTATATTCACAGTATGATTTTCGGTCAACTTTTAACAGGTGAAAACTACGACGACGACGAAGAAAGAGAAACTTCAGGTCGTAATGGACTGGGAATAAAATTGCTGTCTATTTACTCCTCAAATTTTTGTGTAAAAGGTTGCGATCCAGATGCTGGAAAAGTTTTGACACAGGAATGGACAAACAACATGCGTGACACTAATGGCCCAGAAGTAAAAAAGTCGAAACTAACTAAAGGTTTTACTGAAGTTACTTGGACTCCCGATTTTAAATGGTTTGGCCTTAAGTCTGGGTACACAGATGATATTATTAATCACTACACACGCTTTGTTGTAGATGCAGCAATGTTGACTAAGGTGGATGTATACTTCAATGGCGAGATAGTTTCGATTAAGTCTCTTTCAGATTATTCGCAATTGTATGACACACCAACTAACGAAACATTGTTGATTAAAACTAGAACTGCAGAGGTTTTACTAACTCCTTCTCGGGGGTTTGAATCAGTATCTTTCGTGAACGGTGTTTACACACGATTGGGAGGCCAACATGTCGACGCCTGGGCTGAAGCAATTTTTCGACCCATTGTTGACAGGTTTAATGGAAAGGATAAAAAGACTAAGAAGAAAACTCCAAAGATTAACATCAACGATGTCAAACAGTTTTTCCGTTTGTTTATTAATGCTACAGTAGTCAACCCAGAGTTTGACGGACAAGACAAGAACAAACTCGAATCTCCCGAAGTTATTGCTACAGTTAAGCGTACACACATCGCAGCTATCAACAAATGGTCTGTCATTGACAACATCGAAGAACTCATTCGTTCCAAAGAGATGGTAGTGCTGAAGAAGGCAGAGAAAAGAGGAAAGAAACAAAAAATTGATGGACTTGACCCGGATAACAAGGCTGGTGGAAAGTTTGGTCATTTGACTTCGTTGTTTATTTGTGAGGGTCTTTCAGCTAAGACTTATGTAGTGGCTGGTATTGAAGAAGGTGTGTACGGAAAAGAAGGACGTGACTGGTTTGGTATTTTACCTGTAACTGGTAAGGTATTGAATGTTCGTAACAACACTGCTACCACTATTGCATCCAACAAGGTGATTCTGAAGATCATTCACACTCTTGGACTTCGTCAGGGTGTAGATTACACTATTGAAAAGAATTTTTTGACTCTCAACTATGGACGCATTATTATTATTGCAGATGCCGATGTAGATGGGATTCACATTGAAGGTCTGATCATCAATGTTATTCACGCTCTATACCCTTCTCTTCTGGAACGAGATAAGTCGTTTATTGTTAGTATGAAGACTCCTATTGCTCGTGTCATTCGTGCTCGTGGCAAAGATGAACTTTTTTACGATGAGAGACGGTTCAAAAACTGGATAGTTAAACAGACTAAGAAAATCAACATTAAGTACTACAAGGGACTTGGTACTACAAAGGCGGAGGATGTTCCGGATACGTTTGGTCTCAAAATGGTAGAATATAAAAATGATGAAAATACTTTTTCTAATATGCAAAAGGTCTTTCACAAGAAGTACGCAGATGCTCGTAAAGAATGGTTGGGTGATTACAATCCCGAAGAAGAAGGATTTTCGCTTGATGATGTCGGAGAAACACACTCCATGACAATTTCAGACTTTATAAATGGAGAAATGATTAAGTTCTCGCATGCAGACTGTGCTCGTAGTATTCCCAACGGAATTGACGGACTGAAAGAATCACAACGTAAGTTGCTGTACGCTGTAAAGAAGCGCAAACTCAAATACTCTGGGAAGTCTCTAAAGGTAGCTCAGCTTGCTGGTTACACAGCAGAACATTCTAACTACCACCACGGTGAGAAGAACTTGTTTGAAACTACTATCGGCATGGCCAACGAGTTTCCTGGTACAAATAACATTCCTCTTCTGTATCGAGATGGCATGTTTGGGTGTGTGGATCCAGAGACAATTATCTTGCCTTGGAACGGTGATTATGAATATGCAAAGGATATAAAAGTTGGTGATATATTAATCGGTGACAATGGTAAACCCCGCATTGTGTCAAAACTTATTGAAGGAAATGATAATATGTATACTATTAACCAAGAATATGGTGAATCTTATAAAGTTAATAGTTGTCATATACTTACATTATGTTATTCTATGCGCAAGCGTATCATCAATGGAAAAAATAGTTTCAAGGTGTTGTACTATGATAGCGAAACAAATACCCCTAAAAGTAAACAAATTCAAATATCATCAACAAAAACAAAAGAACAAGCGTATAATGAAATCATAGCATTTAACAACACTCTCGATGACAATAATATCTTTGATATTAACATCAGAGACTATCTATCATTCTCGAAATACCAGTTGAGGTATTTTAAAAGTGTTAAAAACAAAACTGTTGTAGATTGGGAATTTCAAAAAGTACCTATCGATCCGTATATTTTTGGTATGTGGCTCGGAGACGGAGATCACAACGCACGAGGTTTTAGCTCTGAAGATCCAAAATTGGTAAAAGAATGGGTAAAATTTGCTGATAAAATAGGTTGTGAGGTTATACACACAACAAATGGAACAGATCACGAAAATTATCATTACTGTCTTAGAAGAAAGGGTGGTGGAAAAAAATCTGGAAAAAATTCAGGTCATACTCCTGTTGGTGATCCACTGCATTCAAGTAAAACATGTGCTGGTTGTACAACCAGTAAACGTACTCATTCATCTTGTGACTGGGTATACACCGACAGATCTAACGTAGAAACAAAATGTTATGGTATTACAAAGGCAGGAGTTGAAAGATATGATTTTAATCCATTTGTTGAACTAATTAAATCGTCTAATCTTCACAAGAATAAAAATATCCCATTCGAGTATATAGTTAATAATGAAGAAACAAGACTTAATCTACTCGCTGGTATGATTGATACCGATGGTTGTGTGAGACAATCAGGTAAAGGTGTTCAACATATCGAAATAGCACAGGAAAAGCATACACATGGTCATTTACTAAGATCTTTACAATATATATCACGATCTCTCGGATTTAGAGCAGAAATAACAGAAAGTACTCACAAAAGGAATAATGGAAATACTTCCGAAATGTTAATTTTGCATATTTCAGGAGATGTTTATAAAATTCCAACAAAATTACCTAGAAAAAAGTTATATAATATTGATAGATTACGTGACCGCCATGGGTGTAAAATTAATGTTACCCCTAATAATACCGGGAAATTTGTGGGTTGGCATATCGACGGAAATGAAAGATTTCTTCTTGGCGATTTTACAGTAACTCATAATACCCGGTTGGAGGGAGCCAAAGATGCTGCAGACGGCCGTTACATTTTTACTAAGATGGATGCACTTACTGAGCTGATCTACAGAGAGGAAGATGAACCTCTTCTGACACCAGTGAATGATGACGGTGACTTGGTTCAACCTGAGTATTATGTTCCTATCATCCCAATGATCCTTGTAAATGGGTGCACCGCTGCTATTGGTACAGGTTGGTCGTGTTCGGTACCTTGTTATAATCCTCTTGATCTGGTAGCTGGTATCAAGATCTGGTTGGAAAATGACGGAGAAGTTCTGTTAGAGGATCCGGACGACGAAAAGAATGTTGTGTCGATGTTTCCCGAGTTTGTTCCTTGGTATCGCGGTTTCAAAGGAGATATCGAAAAGAGTAATGACACAAGATGGGTTACATATGGTATCGTTGAGGAGGTAAAGCGCAACACTGTAGAAGTATCAGAGTTACCTATTGGGATGTGGACCGCAAAGTTCGCAGACTTTTGTGATGATCTGAAGGCTAACAAAATGATTAAGAAAGTTCAGAATTATTCTTCGCCAAAAGATGTAAAGTTTATTTTGACCGAAGGAGATGAGTTTGAGTGCGACTTAAATAGTTCGAAACTTCACAGTTTTATCTACACATCCAACATGGTCTTGTTCAATGAAAACAACCAACTGCGAAAGAATAAGAATGTTGATGAAGTTCTTGACAACTTTTGTCGTGTACGCTTTGATTACTACATTAAGCGTAAAGCACATCAGTTAAAGTCTTTAGAGACATAGGTACGATTCCTAGGTAACAAGGAAAGATTTATTCAGGAAGTTATTGATGAAGATTTAATTATTATGAATGAAGAGGAAGAAAATATTGTAACAGAATTGGGGAACCGTGGATATAATCAGGATCCTAAAAAGGACAACTCGGATGAAGGCGGTTATGGCTATCTCTTGAGAATGCAGGTGCGTACTTTCACAGCCAATAAAGTGCGACAAATTAAAAAAGATATTATTTCTGCCCAGGAAAAGTTAGATGGACTTCGAGCTCTTACGGAGACTGATATGTGGTTGAGAGATTTAGATGATTTTGAAAAAGGATATACTAAGTGGCTCAAAGACATTGCTAAGCAGATTATAAAAGCCAGAAAGAAGAAACAGAAGAAAAAGTAAGTATATTAAAGTTAAGTATATTAAAGTTAAGTATATTAAAGTTAAAAATAGTGTTTGAATCAAAAATAAAAGTACAAAACTTTTATTTTACAAAGGAGGAGGAGGAAATTATTTTTATGGAGTTTAGATTCTAAATATTTTTTAGGTTTCTATATTTTCATAAGAATCTCAGAACCAAAGATATTTTTGCGGATCCGCAGTCCGGAGGAGATACTTTTGTTTTTGCGAATTTCCTCCGGATTCTAGCGCCATATAAAATCACCAACACACACAATTATTGTGTGTGTGCGAAAAAAAGTTATAAAATAAAATTTTTAACCTGTGATAGGCTAAAATAATAATTGTGACACTTATAATTAATCACAACTAATCACAACTAATCACAATTGATAATATACATTGATGTTAATCACGATAATTGTGATTATACTATTTAAAGACTGATAAATATTTTATTAAATGATTTGTAAATTTTGTAATAATACTTTTGTAAGTAAATATGTATTAAAAAATCACCAGAAACGTGCTAAATATTGTTTGTCTATACAGAAAAAAAATGGATCTTTACCAGTATACGATTTATACAAGTGTAAATTTTGTAATATAGAAGTTGCGAAAAATACCAAAGATCGCCATCTAAAATCTTGTAGAAAACGTACTGTGAAAATTATAGATGAAAAAGACATCAAGATTAATTTGTTAGAGAAAGAGCTCGCAGTTCAAAGTAAGGAATTAGAGAAATTACAAGCTCAGCTTGAGATATACAAGGAGATGGCTCTTCACAATCAGGGAACTGTTGATGAGATTGCTAAGCAGCCTCGTGTTCAGTCAACAACAAATACGCAGACTAATA